TGCGAGACCGCGCCGGCGAGATCGCCGTTGTCGGCGCGCAGTTGCGGTCGCGCGTCCTCGGGCAGCGAGAGACCGATTGGCCTATGGGTGCCACTGTCGACAACGAGGGCCATGCTTTCTGTGGTGCCCTGGCCGGTCCACTCGACCGCTGACTCAACAACCCTGCGCACGGCATCGACGCCCCCGCGCATCAACAGATCGTTGAAGTCGTCGCCCTCCGTGGGCGGCATCGCGATGAAGACGCGCCGGCCCTCGGCATGCAATCGGGCGGCGGCGGTCGCGGCAGCGCGCGCGCCAGCATTGGAAGGATCGTGGTCGGCAAGGAGTACGACCTTCCACGCTTCGGCGGGCAGAACGACCTGTTCCAAGTTCGAGGTCGAGAGTGTGGCCCAGACTGGCAGGCGGACACAGGCCGCCATCACCGAGAGCGCAGTCTCGATGCCCTCGGCGAGACCAACGACGTGGTCGTCGGTGAGATTGGCAAGACGCACGGCGCCGCCGGCGATCGAGGCCAGCATCTTGCGCGGGTTATTGACCGGCGCCTTGGCGCCCCCGTCATCGGCGAGATAGGTGCGGTGGAGCGCGATGCGATTGCCGCTGCCGTCCCGCACCACCGCGACCAGGCCGGGGAAGCCGCGCCGGCTCTCCCAATGCGTCAGGTCCGGGTGGAACAGAAGGTCCGTGCAATCCGGAGCTGGCAACCTGCGCGAGGCGAGATAGCGTTCGCCTAACGTGCCTGCGAGCGGCACGGCCTTCGAGAGGATATGGTCGATGTCACGGGCCTGGTCGGCCTGCTTGGACGAGGGCTTGGCGGCACCCCGTTTCGGCTGCGGGCCCGTCCTGGTCAGCTCGGCCGCGTAGCTAATCAGCTCGCGACCGGTGCGATGGATGGCGTGTTCCAGCGTGTTGATGGGTCCGCCACCCTCGCCACCGTCGAAATCGATCCAATCCCCGGCGTGCTCGCCGGTGAGCGCAATCACGCAGGAGCCGTTCTTGCGCGGCGCATCGCCTCGGATATTGGCAAGCCGCCATTCATCGCCTACCCGCCGGCCGTTCGGGAAATGCCGCGGCACCCAATGCGCGGCGGTCGCGCGCAGCCGCGCGACGATTTCATCGAGATCGAATCGCTCGGCCGGTCGTGCAGGTTCGGCGTCGTTGAGGTCGAGCATCGGCGCCTCAATCGAGCAGCACGAGGCCGCGCTCGGCGCGGGTGATGGCGGTGTAGAGCCAGCGGGCGCGATCCTCAGGCGTCCGGCCAAGGCCGTCGTCGTAGACGATGATGTTCTCCCACTGCGAGCCTTGCGCCTTGTGGCAGGTGATGGCCCAGCCCCAGACCGCTTCGATGATGGTCTTTTTCTTCCAATGGTCGCGACGTTCGCGCTCAGGATCGGGCGTTACGTGATCATCGAAGTATCCCTTGTAGACGCGGAAGCGTTCGCGCGCGCCGTTTGTGCCGCCAACCTTCTGCCCGTCCTCCGTGGTGACGACGGCAGTGAACGAGATGTCGTCCTCGTCCTCGACCTCGGCGAGGTCGAGGAACATGCCGTTGACCAGGCCGAGGTCGTTGCGGTTCTTGAGGCAGATGATTTTCTCGCCCTGGCCGGTCGGATAGACGCCATCGAAACCGGACGCACGTTTCATGGCGAGGTTGAGCTGCAGGCGCGTGGCGTTGCGGCCGCAGATCACTTGGCCGCCGCGCAGCATCTGCTCGGGCGCCACGTCGAGCCTGCGCATTTTCCAGACGAATTCGTCGTGCTTGCCGTAGGGGATGGACTTGCATTCGCGCGCCAACGTGGCCAAGCGGATGATGGCGCTCTCGCCGGCCTGGCGGTGGATCTCGGTCAGCATCACGTCGGGCTGACATTGCGTGAACGCGCCTTCGCCCCTGACCGGCGGGAGTTGGCCGGGATCGCCCAGCACCAGGATCGGCTTACCGAAGGCAAGGAGATCGCGGGCCATGTCGTCGCCCACCATCGACACCTCGTCGAGCACGAGCAGCTTGGCTTCGCGCAACATCGATTGCTCATTCAAAACAAAGCGCGGCTTGTGGATGTCGGACAGCCGTAGTTCGAGCGAGCGAAGCTGTGATTCCGCGAACAGGCGCTCGGCCGCAACCAGGGACACGAGCTTCGCCTTGAGATCGGCAATCTCCTCCTTGACCTTCTCGATTTCTGCCGGCGTTGCCTCCGAGACGCGGTAGATCAGCGAATGGATGGTCGAGGCGGGCGTGCCCTTGCGGGTCATCACCAGAGCCGCCTTGCCGGTGAAGGCCGCATAGAGCACGCCGTCGCTCGCGCCGGTGTCGAGACCGAGCTCGGCAATGGCGTGCCGGGTAATGGTGGTCTTGCCGGTGCCGGCATAGCCGAACACCCGGAACACCTGCTGCGCGGCGGTGCGGTTCGTGAACCAGTCCTTGATGGCCGCAATCGCTTTGGCCTGGAGCGGAGAAGGCGAAAAGCTCATGGCTCACTCCTCCCAGCAACGCCGCGCATAGGGACAGGAGCGGCAGAGGTAATAATCCGAGGCCGCGGCGATGCGGGGCGGTAGTTCGCCGGCCTCGACCGCGCGCAGGATGTCGACCGCCTTGTCGGAGAGCGCCTGCGCTTCAATGGGTTCGAACGCGACCACCTCGTGGTGGAGCGCTTGGCTGTCCTTGTTCAGCATGCTGAACAGCGTGGCGCCTACACCCAAGTAGGCCATGTAGATCTGGACCTGCGCGAAATAGAGCGGCTTTGCGATGCGCAGGCCGCGCTTGACGATGTCGTTCCAGGATTTCGTGTTGAGGGCCTTGTGCTCCCATAGCGCCGGCCACGTCACACCGATGTTGGGGCCGGCAACGATCACGCCGTCGATATGGCCGCGCAGCCGCCCGCCGGCCGCCGCAAATCCGAACTGGCTGCCGTCGCGTCGTTGCGTCCGCAGATCGAATCCCGCAGCGCGCAGCCATTCGATCGACAACGCCTCGAACCGGTGTCCGGCTTCGAACACGCGCAGCATGGCGCCGTCGATATCGTGACCGTCATCCGGCGGCGTGTGGGTGATTTCGTAGGCGAGCCGGCGGCAGCAAGGCTCGCCCAGCCGCGAGGCACCAAGGTAATCGCGCTCGGACTGCTCGCGCCGTGCCATCAATAGAGCGGCATCGATCAGCGTGTTGACGCGCTGCGCAACGGAGGCCTCGCGCGCGCCGATGCCGTACACAAATCCGGAACCGTGGTTGAGATCGACAACATCCATGGCCAGGCCTCAAAATGGAATGTCGTCGTTGAGCGTTTCGCGGTGCATGGCCGCTTGGAAGCCGTCGACACAGGCCTCAATGATGCGATCGATCTCGTCGGCCGACCGGTCATGGAACGGCGCCATCAATCCGAGCTCGGTCAGCACCTCCGCAAGATTGCGACGTGCCGCCTTGATCGCCTGCGTTTCCAGCTCGGTCTTGTCGATCATGCCGTGGTTCCTCTTGGCGATAGCGGCGCCGGCGTTGAGGCAGCGCAGCGAGCAGAACGCGAAGGTCGGGTATCGGTCGGCGCGCAGTTGGTGCGTGTAGTAGAGACCTCGGGATTCCCGACTGCAGAGCGAGCAGGCTCTCAGCCCATGAGCAGCGTCGAGAGCTTCTGCGACTCGGGTTCGTCGGGTGCCTCCGCGATCCGCTGCGACGCCAGCACGATGAAGCGGCTGATGGCGTTCTGCGCCATGGCTTCGAGCTCGGGCATGGTCAAAGAGCGGATTGGCTGGTGAAGCCGTCCTCTTCCTTCGAGCCATTCGCCGATCGCCTTGGCCGCTTCATGCGCGAGGTGCACCTGCCATTCGTCGTCGGTCATGGTTCAGCCGTTGAGCCATGCCGGACCCGGCTGCTTTGCCGCCGGCGCGCCGGCGCCGGATGACGGTTGCGACCAAGCGGGCGCGCCGGGCGCCTGCGCCGACCGCGGCGCAGCCGGGGGCTGGCCGCTCGGGGCTGCGCCTTGCGTCCACGCGGGCTGGGCGGCCGCGGCCTTGTTGCCGGCGCCGCGCGAACGGCTCGGGCTCGCCGGCACGTCCTTGCCGTCCATGACGAGCTTCCATTCCTTCTCGGTCGGCAGCACCACCCGGTCGAGACGGTTCTGATCGCTGTAGCGGGCGTCCTCGCTCGCCTCGACCTTGATCTTGGCGACGAAGGTGATGCCGTTGAGGTCGGCAAGACCGCGCAGGATGCGCTTCTGCTTGGCCGCCTCGCTCATGTCCTGCGGGTCGAGCCCGAGCGCACTGTCGATCATGGCGCGGAAGGTGCTCTTGGAGATTTTCCAGGCGATCGAGACGCCGTTCTCGTCGACCTTGCCGCCCTGCACGGTGAACATCTGCCAGAACTTGCGCTTGGCGTGCGGTCCCTCCGCCACGGTGAATTCGCAGTCGAGCATGCGCACGTCGCTCGACGGGTCCTTCGGCGCCTTGAGCAGCGCTTGATCGATCTCGCTCTGGCCATCGATTCCACCTGGGCGGATGCCCATCGTGACCTTGGCGAAGGTGCCATCGGGAATAAGTTCGCCGCTCTTCTGCGGCTCGGCGTCGTTCATGTCGAACATGATGGTCATCCTTTGCTGTGCTGGTTGATCTTGCGAATGAGCGCGCTCAGGTCCGGCGGCTCGGTGAGGTCGAGGCGGCCGGAGCGATCCTTGCCCGGCAGGCCGAACGGATTCGCGGCCTGGCAGACGAAGCGGCGCACGTCGCCGCGATCGGGCTCGTGGCGCCACGCGTCGCCATCCGCCGTGAACCGGCTCATGGAGATCACTTGGTCGACGATGCCGGGGAGCTCGCGGGCGGCCTTGCCGCCTTCCATTTGCGGCTGCCAGGTGACGCGGTTGAACTCGTCGGTGATGCGCTCCAGGATGCCGACGAAGATGACGGTGCGGCCGGGCGCGTGCTGCAGGTGCTTCAGAAGGCCGATGGTTTCCCGCGCCAAGAGGCCGTAGGCGCCGCGGGTGTCGGGCTTGCCGGTGCGTTCCGACTGCGCCTCGGGCCGCGTCTTCGCCCACGCCATGGCGAGCCGCGTCAGGTCGGTGATCGAGTCGACGAAGAGAATGCGCTTGCCGGCGATCATGCGGACGAGGTCGGGATAGGTATCGACCAGGTGCCGGTAGTGGCTCTCGCAGAAGAAGGTCTTCTCGTCGGCGGCCGGATTGACGCCGCCGATCAGGCAGCCGATGTCGAGGGCGTCGGCGAAGCTGCGCACCGGAATGCTGTCGCCCGGCCAGTCCTGGACCGACTTCATGCCGGCCTCGAGATCGATGCAGAGCGTCTCCGCCGGCGGCAAGGTCTTGAGCAGTGAGGTCTTGCCGACCCCCGACGGCCCGAAGATCGCCATCGTGGTCTTGGCATGCGCCTCGGCGAGCCGCTGATCGGCGGTAATGATGCGCAGCGCCATCAGCGGCCTCCCTCGCAGATCGCATCGACCGCGCGGTCGGAACCGAGCGCACCGGCTTGGCGAGCGAGGTTGTAGAGCTTGCGCAGCGCATGCAGCCGGTCGCCGACAGCGTTGAACTCCGCCTCCATCCCGAGCATCGCGAACGCGATGTCGTCGAGCGTGACGTCCTCAATCGCCTTGACGGTGCCCGGCCGCTGTCGTGCTTCGAGCGCCGGGATGGAAACGGTGTCGGGCAGCGCTTCGAGCCAGATATGGCGCTTGCGCAGCGCGGTCACTGCAGATGATGCGGTCATCGGGAGGCCTCTTCGTTGGTGCTGAGGTGAAATCTCGGCTTGGCTTGGTTGCGGCCCATCACGCGACCTCCGCCAAGAGCAGCGATGAGAGCGAGGCCGAGGCCTGTTTCGGCTTCGAGCGCGCGATCGCGAGATAGCTGTAGTCGTCGGCGCCGTGGCGGCGCTGAACGAGATGGATCAGCTTCTGCTCGCTCGCCCACCAGGCGCGGCGCGCGACGCGCATGAGTTCGGCGCGCTCGCGCTCGGTCAGGCGCTTGGCTTGCGAAAACGTGTCCATGGCGAGGAAGCCGCGGTAGTACTCCAGCGCTTCGCCCGGCGCGGCTTGGCCGATCCAACCGCACAGCTCTGTCTCGGTGAGGCGGAGCTTGTGCGGAGGAAATTGAACAACGGTGATCATATCGGTCCGTCGGTCGCTCATTCGATGAGCTGCTCTCTTGAGTCGAGCCGCTTGCTGCTGTCGCATTCCGGATAACTCGATCGGCATCGGGCTCAAATTCGAACGTTTTCGCGATGCTTCTCTCAGCGAAGCCGTGCGCGTTGGAGCGAGAAAGAAATTACTGCTGCGTGGCAGCGCGAAGCTGTGCATGCTTGTTCGAGCTCGTGCCAGCGGTCATTGCCTTGCCTTCGCGGGCCCGTTCCGCCTCGAACGCTTCGATGTCCTCGAGGCGATAGATGACGCGGCCGACGATCTTCAGATAGCGCGGACCAAGGCCGAGCCAGCGCCAGCGCTCAAGCGTGCGCGGACTGATGCTCCATCGGCGCGACAACTCGATCTGGTTCAGATGCTTGACGGTCATTGCGAGTCACCTCGGTTCGCGAGTAACACCGAGGGCTGTATCGCAAGAGTTTCGGGAGAAGATCGCCGCCGGAACAGGGAGAAGAAACGGGAGAAATCGCTTTAGAGGTCAAACCCCCAGAGGCCGTTCTGAGACGTCACGTATGGCTTGAGCTGCTTCCACTTCTTGCCACCAAACGCGCGTGCCAACGTGCTTACGCCCGATCCTGCGTGATTGAGCAGTTCCTGTGCCCGCCAACGCTTGCCGTCCCTGTGACCATCAACCAAGCGACGGATCAGCTTGATGTGGCGCTCGCTCCTGAAATCAAGCGTGACGGTTCCGTTGATGACGAGCCGCCGTCCGTCTGGCGAAAGGTGGAGGGGCTGAGTTGGCGCCGTCGAGGGGCCGGTGACTAGGAAGGGCGACAAGAGGAGCTGGCGATCGATCGAAAACACCTGCAAGTCATTCGTCAACACCTTCGCGATCGAAACGACGATGTATCGCTCCAGCGCATCTTGCGACGTTGTGTTGCGGCTGCTGGTCAGGATTAGTCCGCCACTGCGGCCGGCACGCTTTTGCAAGGCATCGCGAAGTGCCGTCCGTGTCTCACCGCGATGGAGTCGACGGACGAACAGGACGGGGACGTTGCGCTGGCGCGTGATCCAGATATCTCCGATATCCCACGCTGAGCCCGGAACGAGTTCAGTCGGGCGGCTGGAGTTGGTCAGCTTGAGGGAGGCCGCAAGCCAAGCGAGCCACCACGGCACCGCGACGCGGTAGAGCATCTGCGATTCGGGTGCGAGCACCACACTGCCATCCGACGCGTCGAAATAACCGTAGGCGCTTCGGTCCCCGTGCCAAGCAAGGTCGCGAAATACTGGTCCGTCGTCGCCCAGCACGAGGGCCGCCCGGTTGTTTCCGTGCCTCTCCAGGGCGCCGATCTTGATCAACTCAGACGACGGATCAGACGCAAGGTCCTGGAAGGCCGCCACAGCGATGGCTGGCTTGCTTTGCTCAAGGACGCGAAGCAACAATTCACCGCCGAGACGGGAAAGTCTAAGGGGTTTGGTCAAGCGTCCTCACCGCGCAAAAGTCCCCAGGCCTTCAGATACCTGTTCAGCAGCAGGCGCTCCTTTTCGGTCTTGCCCCGAAGATTGCATCGGCTCGGCAGGCAAAGAACGACATTGATCTTCTTGCCCCGCTTCCGGCCGGGCTCGGGTTCAAATTGAACCTCGATGCGAGCCATCCACGGGCGCGTTTGGGTGCGGAGGGGATTTTCCGTGCCATATTCGTCGTCGAGCACCTCGTGCAGGGTGTCGTCGTCCGCAAACGGGACGTCGAACCATTGGGTGAGGTTGCCATCGAGCGTCGTAATGACAAGCCGAGTGAGTTTGATGCGCGCGATGCCGTCCTGCGGTTCCACCGCGAAGGTCATTGGGTCAAGGAGCGGCGTCAGGTCCACACGCCGCGGCGGCAGGCGCTCGCCGCTGAGGTCGACGCCGAGGAGCTTCA